GAAACCATATAAAGAATTTCCGTGTGAAAATAAAACACAATTAATTATAGAAGAAGAGCGTATCCGTAAGGAACTTAAAACAGATTTAAATATGAATTCTTGTTGTAGAGAATATTATGATGCAGGTAAAGGACAAACGCCAAGATGGAGATGGAGGCAAATTAATTAAATATTTACGCTTTTAATATTAAATCTACATCGCTTCCCCGCCCAGTTGGATATGACTTATTTTGTCTTTTATTCATCACATTCAATATAAATTTATATAATCTTGCAGTAGCCCACTGCTCCTCACTCGATACACCTTTACGGACTGACGATGGATTGTTGTGGAATGCACCCACACCTCTATCGTAAACATCATTAATCAACGACCTTTTTATTTTAAAGTATTTTGCTAAGGTGGATTTTTTACGATCAGATAATTTATCACCATATCGTTTTTCAAACTCAATAGTATATTTACTACGCATATATATATAGAATGAATAATAAAAAAATAACAACTCATAAACTTCTGTATCGAGTACTAAAAGACAAATTGCCTCGTGATCTTACATATTATATCAGTAAGTTTGTTGGTAAATACATGATAATAAAAATACCTAAAAGATGGATACGATTAAAACTCCCACGAGAAAAAAGACTTATTAGAGTTTTTTATTAACTTATATCAGTTTCAGCAATTCTCTCAATCTGTAAATTACAATAACAATTCATTTGAGTTAAACTCAAACTATCGTCCCAACTCCTATTATTTGTATCTAATTTTGTCCTTACTTCTAATGTTTGAGAAGAAGCAATATATATACAATCTTCAAATACAATATTACCATGAGCGCCGTCACCCGTGTTGCGAGTATAAGTCCAGCCAAAAAAGTTATAATTTCTATTCTCCCAATATTCCGCGCCGTTAATATTCAGATATACGCCGAATGCCGTTCTGTCGTTATATGTAAGATTTTGATTATTAGCACACACTCTAATTTTATAATATCCATTAGCAGAAAAAGTAAATATGCCGTTACTATGAGAAGTAAATGATGTGCCGATTGTTCTCGTAGATGCTAATGAATTAAAACGACCTTCATCACCAAAACGATTACTACCATTACCGCTTGTTGAACCAGTCATAGAAGCAATATTAAAATTATAAAAAGTTTGTTGTGGTTCTCTATATACAGGACAATTTGCAGTTACTCCACTCGAATATACTTTAAATACTTCTGTAACTTCATCTGTCGTCACGCCCGACGAACGAACATTGCGTATGCTAAATCTTACATCGTCAGTATCGTCGTGAAAATCTAAAGCAAGATGTCCCGCATTATTACTAGTCCCAATTTGTCGCAGATAAACCCAGTCATTCGCCGTTGTAGAACTTGGAGCAAACTTTATATAAATATTTTCACGGGATATAGCAGAAGCATTATTATCATCCAAGCCACTTGTAAATGTTGTAGTTCCCATATCGTAAGGGTCTAATATTAAACCTTGTTTGATATAACTATTACCACCATTAATATTATCACCAGTAAAATTAGTATTTCCCGTAACTTGTAATTTGTAGTCGTTTTGAAATGTCGTCCCAAAATGAAATCGTCCATTTTCATTCATCATTAACGCTTCTGTTCGTGTTGAACCATCAGCAAAATTGTAAATACTCAATCCTCCAATATTACTTCCAGCATTCGTAACAACTCCGGCTATTTCGGCTAAATCATTTTGAGAACCACTCAAAGTATTTTCAAATCTTAATTGTGCCTGTCTGTTTGAAGTCGTATTTTCTTCTCCTCTTATTGTAATCGCAGCATTATTTCCGCTTGATGTCGTTTTTACTATTAATTGCGCTGTCGTATCAGATTCAATAACTACTCGCTGTGGTATATCTATATTTGCTGATGTATTTGAAAAATCTACTGATATTTCATTATTACTTACTGCTAATCCTCCGCCCGATAATGCGGATATTGGATCTTGCTTTCCTTCGATTGCAGTCCTTACATTTGTTATTCCACCTATTTGTAATGTACCGTCAATAATAGAATCACCAGTAAAATATGTATTTCCTGTAACTTGGAGTTTGTAAATATCTTGGAAAGTAGAACCAAAATGAAAGCGTCCATTCGCATTCATCGTCATCGCCGTTGTTCTTGTTGATGTTGAACCATTTGTAAAGTTATAAAATCCTAATCCTCCAATATTAGATGAGTGGTTTCTAACTACACCAGCAATTTCTCCCAAATAAGCAGTTGAACCATTTGTTCCATCATTACTATCATAATTTTGAAAATGGAGTTGTGCTTGTCGAATACTCGTAGTTCCATTTCTTCTTCCTATCATTTTGATTATCGCATCTTGTCCCGAACTGCTTGATGGTCGAACTATTAAATGTGCGTTTGTCGTATCTGTTGTAATAACTACAGGTTGTGGTATTTCAAAATCATCATTCGTATTTGATAAATTAATTGCAATCTCATTTGAAGCATTTATTTCCAGCCCGCCATTTGCTAATGCTGTATATGTCGTCCCACCAGTCGCATTATCTAATGCTGTCCTTACATTTGAATATCCATCAATAGACAAAACACCTCCAATATCTACATTACCATTTACTTTTAAATCATAACTGCTGTCCGGTGTTGTTTTAATTCCAACAACACTATCAATTTGAGTTCCTGCTCCAAAATCACCATTATAATTTAATTTTAAAATACTTGTCGCTTTTGATGCTGTGCCTGTGTTATCATGAACCGCCACTCGTCCGTTACTTGTTTCTGATCCTCCTCTTGTCGCATTCCACATTTTAAAATCTGTTCCGTCACTTTCAAAATTACCAGTAATAGAAAAATTACCTGTTCGTGTTCCATCTAAACTTATTTCATTCGAACCATCAATATCTATACCATCACCAGCAGAGAGAGTGTCTTGCTTAGATGTTAATTCTGTATTTAATACAACACCATTTATTAAACCAAATTCAGTCGCTCCCGCTTGTGATGCTAATATAACAGAGATTTCATCATTCACATTTATACCACTACCCGTATCGTCTATTGATAATTGTAGTGAAGAACCATTTGTAAGTTTCTTGTTATAATTATCTATTAAATATTGATAAATACCTCCACTTAAAACGAGGCTATTGCTTCCTATTGATGGTGTGTTAGATGTATCAATGTATAATAGATATGGTGTAGAGGAAGTGTCTTTTTTTAATGGATTGAACTCACTAACAACAAAAGCATCTTCTTTTCCCGATATTGCTGCGGCGTTAGTCGCAATATTAGTTGTATTCGTAGATATATTACTTGTATTCGTAGATATATTACTTGTATTCGTAGATATATTACTTGTATTCGTAGATATATTACTTGTATTCGTAGATATATTACTTGTATTCGTAGATATATTACCTGCGTTTGTTGCTACACCTGCCGTGGCTGCTTGTAGTTCTGTATTTGTTAAATTGGTAATTGTAGCATTCGTAACATTTAATTCATCTATTTTAATATCATCAATATTATTATTATTTTTTACATTTTTGCTGTTGAAGGTATTTTGGTTAAATAATGTTTTTGACATCTATATAATATTTCTATATATTATATGGAAGACTATACTAAATATACATTAGAGGGAGCATGTTCTTTATTCATAACTATTGTTGCTTATAAACTTTATCGAATGAGATGTAATACCAGTTCTAAATGTTGCGGGGATAATATACAGACAGATTTACATAACGACGAAACAGGACAAAATAGTATAAATAATATTGCACTTTAAGAATCTACCTTTTTTTCTTCTTCTTCGCTCGTCATCTGTAAAATAGTTTCTCCCGATAGAGGGTCTCTTTTGCAATCTATAAGACCCCAACATAATATTATATTTTTACATCGTGATTGTTCTGCCGTTCTACAAAATTGAATAATAAATCCAATTATTAAACTCACTAATGCTAATAATCCTGTTTCTGTAAGTGTTATTTTCATATATATTTACTTTTTATTTTTTTTCTTTTTTTTAATCGCTCCGCTGTGAAAATGTCCTATTGCGTGTGCGTATAATCCTTTTTCTGTAAATCTTTTTGCCTGTCCTAATAATGTTGATTTTTCTACTACATTTTGTAGAAATGATTTTCCTTTATTTGAATCATGTTTTATAGAGTGAGTTTTTACTTTTCCAAAAGGGACAAACCCAGCAAATCCAGCCGAAACCGGATCATTCTTAATACGGTGGTGTTCTACTTTATCTTCTAATTCTTTTTTGTATTTTTTACTGACTTTTATATCATTATCAAAAATAGGATTAGCAGCCGCATTAAAAGTTTTAGCACTTGTTAATTTATTTCTTACTTTATTTGAGTTGGCTATTGTATGTTGAAGAGTTCCTCCGCCGAGTGAGTGTCCGGTCATATGTAATTGTTCGGGATCTAATGCTTTGATAATATCATTTGTTTTTCGTTTCCTTCTCCTAAATGTTAGTTCATGTCCTCCTAAACCAACTGCAAATGCTAAATCATTTTGTATATCTTTTAAACCACGACGACCATCTACTTTTGTCCCTCGATGTGCTATGACAACATTTTTAGGATTATCTTTATGCTGATATGTGGTAATCTCAGAATTACTATATTTTGGATTAACTACATATGCAGTATCAGTCGCAATATTTTGCGTGTTCTCTAATCTTTTGTCTTTTTTTACTCCTTTTTCTCCCATTTGATAAGAAGCCTGCGCCAACTTCGCCATATCTTCCATTGATGGATTTTCCATATTATATACAATAAACTAATATAATATGAAAATTAGAATGTTAATTTAGACAGCAATGCTCCATGTAAGACTATTCAAGTCAAGCATACAGAGGATAGTGTGTTCGCCATATATATTAACAACATGAGCCGCAGTAACACCGGCGCTGTAATTGAATTGAGCCTGAACCACTTGTCCGATAGTATTAACACCAGCAACAAGACCCATACCACTCTCGCCGCCAGCAACGCGCTGAGATTCGAGGTCGAGATCGATAAGGTAATGACCTGTAGCATTATCAGCACCAGCCGCACCAGTAGGTTCATCACCAGTGAAACCAGCAGTTCCGATAGAATGAAGTGATGATTGATGACCCCAAGTAGTAAGAGCGCGTTGAGAAATAAGAGCCTCCGCAAGAGTTTCCGAGCCACTACCATCCTCTTTAAGGTCGATTTGCGGGTATTTAACACCGCCAACACTTACCGAAAATCGCTCCAAGTCAGCACGACTGCGATTACCGATGTAAGACGCAGTTGCAGCCACAGTCTGTAATTGCTGCGCTACAATAATACGATTAAGAGAACTCATAGAGAAACCAAGAGTCGCCGATAAAGCAGAAGCACCAGCAGCAAGAGACGATTGATGATGTTGGTAAGACGGACAGGCAATCTTGAACGAACCGCCAGAAGCAGCCGCAACCTGAGCCATAACATCCGAACCGAGTTCAAGGTTGTATTGAACCAATTTAACATCACCAATAGCAATATCAGAATCAGTTACAGCAACATTAGCGCAAATCAACGAGCGGGCAGCGGTGTCAAGTTCAAGGCGGATGCGGATGCGGTCTCTGCCGATAAGAGGCCAGTATTTATTAGCCATAAACGGAGTAAGGACAAGCGGGAAGCAAACTTTCAAACTTCCACCACCACCAGCAAGAGTAGCACCTTTAGCAGCATTAGCCGCTCCGAAAAGTACTACACCTGCGTTGTTTCTGAATTGAGCGGCGGTGTCTAAATCGAACATCATCATGTAAAGAGAGTTCCAGTTGTCGCACGAGAAAAGAGTCTGCCCGCCAAGTTCAACTACGATGCGCTTAATTATAGAGGGAGCGCCACCACCTTCAAAATTTACAGCGTGAGTAGCATTGTTGTTAGTTACAGTAAAGGACACATACGACGATTGAGCGTCCCAGAAGGTATTGTTAAGATTGGAAGGGAGGTCGAAAATTAGAGTATTATTCATAGTAAATTCCGATCCATTCGAAGCAACAACCTCATTACGCAAAGCACGCGAAGAAGTCGCCCTCGGGGGAACATTAGCATAATTGAGTTTCTGTGTTGTAGCAGCCATTATATATACTAAATAAAGATAAAAATATTTTCTATTTTTATTTTTATTTTTAAAATGTGTTATAGTCAGTTTGTTCGTTCATGGCTTTTACTGCTTCTTTTGATAAATACTCAAATTTGAATGTTAAATAACCTGTATTTAAATCTATTGGTGATTGATCTTCTAACATACAATTTATCCTTAATTGAGATGGACGAGCAGGTATTAAATATTTTACATCATTTTTATTGAATGTATGGTGGAAACGGGTATTACCTTGTTCTGCTGTAATACTAAAATTTCCTATTACTGCTTGTGATGCGCTATTGTTTAAAACATTAGATAATGAGATCATAATTGGTAAATCTTGACTATCTAAATCTATACTTGCGTCTGCTAAACTTACTAAACAATATTGCCCTTTTGCATTCGATAAATATGTTGATGACGGAATGTTAAAAACGCTTACACCCGACCCTGTATTTACGACATCATTATCAGTTGGAAAAATTGTAACATAATCCGCTATTGGATATACATTCATTATAATTTAGACAAATATTTAAAATTTTTGAGGTTCAGGAAAAGCAGGAACATAACTAACAGCGTTATTTACTTCTTTTTCTGCTTCCGGTGATAAGTATTCAAATTTTAAAGTAATAGAACCTCTATCTACATTATCTCTGTCACCTTTATTATCTCTCAAAAACCGAAGTCTTATTTTTGAAGGTCGCGCAGTTGTTAAAACTTTTATACCCTCTGTCTTATTGTAAGAATATAATCCGTCATTAGTTTCCGCAGCATTACTCGTCTGAAAAATATTACCCAGTATGGCTAAATTATTCGGCAATAAATCCGCTGTTCCCACCTGCGCTATACTTGCATTAAAGGCTTGATCGTAACCTATCAAAATATTTTGATCGTCATCAGCATGAAAAGTCGCATCAGCAATACTAACTAACGCCATTGTTCCCCTGTGTTGGTAATAGTAGGCGGATGTTGGTATATCCCATTCTCCTATACTATTTGTAACATTACCATCTTCAAAAAAAAGCGTTATGTAATCACATATTAACGATGAACTCGAATAACTCATTATATATAATATTCATACATAATAAATTAATAAAATTACATTTTCTCTAATCCTTCACCAAGAGCAGAGGCACTCGCACCAGCAGCCATAAGAGTCGGTTGTCCTGACATAGTTCCAGCAATAGTCGCAAGTTTCCCACCAGTTTTAAGACCAAATAATCCAGCCTTAGCAACTTTTTTACCGAACCTCGCAAGTTTCTTATTTTTCATACCAAAGATCATAGTTGTTATATATTTAATCTACATTTTTTTCTTCTTTATTTTCCAATTTTGTTTCATATTGTCTTTTTATTTGTTGTAGCATACTTTCTCTTACTGATGATTCTCGTTGTTTTACATAATGTATCGTAAAAGTCATGTTAAAATCTGCTCCATTCAGATCTATCAAATCCCCTTCTTGGTCGCTTAACTCAATATCTAAATGAGATACACTACTCTCATTTATCATATAATAAAGCACTTCAGGAGGTACATAGAATATATAGCCACCATAATTAGTGTTATTCACTACTGATGCTATAATATTACTTGTTTTCCCTCTGCTGTCTAAATTATTCATCGTGAGATTTCTTAATCTTATATAGATGTTGGTTATTCCACCAAGATCACATACATCAGTCGCCGTGTATGATGATACTGCTGTTGTTGGTAATTGATTCCGTAATCCTAATTGTCGTTCCATAGTCGTCGAATTAAATACATATGAACCTGTAAATGTAAAAGAAAAAACATTATTTTCAGAATCAAAAGAACATAAACTTACTTCGGCTACTCTATCTTGTATTTCTGTTGCTAAACTATCTGCCGAATAATTACCAGTTGGTATTGTTGTTGAATTACCATTAATCGTAATAGTATTATTATTGTCTGTTACATTATACATGGTATTAGGTATGGTGAAATTAGTAAGTCCAATTAATAATCTATAACCTGCGGGTGCTGTTATTGACTGTTCTAAATAAAATATTTTCTCTGCTGACGATATACTTACTACTGCATCATTCGAATGTAAAAAAATAGATTGAGAACTTAATTCAGTATCATTAAGATGATGATTCGGCATTATATATTACATAAATATTTTATAATACTTGCTCTAAATTTTGAGGACTAAAATACTTATTGCTATTATCAAAAGTATATTGATATGGGTTATTTAATTTCGGGTGGAAGCCGAATTCATTTTGTTCCGGATATTCTTTCGGTCTGAGTCCTTTCGTGTTAAATGGTTCTAATGCAGGGTCGTATGCTTGGGGTAATACGCTCTCCAAATATAACTGTTCCCCCTCTCCTTCCGCTTCATAAAAAGACGGGTCATTAATTTCCATAAAATCAGCGTCTTCATTCATTCCGTATGCTCCTTCAATTGTTTCACTCATTTTTATATATTAATTACATATTTATTTTTTTCTCGGTTTTCTTTTCTTTGGTGGTGGTGGTCTCCTGAAAAACTTACTATCTTTTATCGGGTGTCCTGCTCCTTGTGGAGTATGATTAATAGGTCGTACATGAGGAAGTTGTTTTGGTTTTTGAGTATGAATCATATATACTATAAAAAGACAAAAAGACAAATATATTTAAAAATCTAAATCCATATTAAAATCTTCATTTGTCTTTTTTTTAGTCGATAAAGCATATTCAGAAACACGAGATTCAAAAAAGTTAGTCTTTCCTTCTAAGCCTATCTGTTCCATAAATGCAAATGGATTTACAGAATTGTATATTTTTGGTATATGTAATTGTAAGCATAATCGGTCTGCAACAAACTCAATATATTGACTCATTAAATCTGAATTCATACCTATAAGACGACATGGTAATGCTTCACATATAAAATGCTTTTCTAAATCTACCGACTCTTTTATGATCTCAACTATTTTATTTAAACTTGGTTTTTTCTGTAATTTATGAAACAAGCATACAGCAGTTTCAACATGTAGAGCCTCATCTCTGCTAATAAGTTCATTACTGAATGTTAATCCTGTTAAATTAATTTTACGATTTTTTAACCAATATATAGAGCAAAATGCTCCCGAAAATTGTATTCCTTCGACGCATGCAAAAGCAACAAGACGAGATCCATAACTGCGTTTTCTATCTCCTATCCATTTCATACCCCAGTCTGCCTTCATTTTTATTGCAGGGTAATTTTCAACAGCATTAAACAATTTGTCTTTTTCTTCTTTGTCTTTTATGTAAGTATCTATAAGTAATGAATATGTTTCGCTGTGGATTTGTTCCATAAATGTTTGGATTGAGTAGCAAGCACGAGCCTCTGATAATTTCACTTCTTCTAAAAATCTCCCGACGATATTTTCCATGACAATACCATCAGACGCAGCAAAAAACGCCAAAATAGATTTTATAAAGTGTTTTTCGTCATCACTTAATTTTTCAAATACTTCTTTATCTTTTCCCATATCTATTTCTTCAACTCTCCAAAAACAATCAAGTTGCTTACGATAAAGGTCATATAAATCTTGATGTTGTATCGGAAAAAAGGTGTGGCGGTTGTTTTCTTCGGACAGAATAGGCTCAGACATAAGTGATATATTACAGAGATTTTATTAAACTTTGTTTATAATATCTATGCCGATTTTACGAGAGTAATCTTTTACGCTCTCATTTAAAGTTGGTTTTCCCCATAATATAAACCACGAAAGACTTGCCGGAGTTAATGGTATTTTATATGGATCTTTACGATGGCGTGTTCTATAACTTGATCTGACCTTATCTCTCTCTCTTTTGTCTTTTATATAGAATTTAGATGATGGATTATTTACAAGTGTGTAATCTCGCATGCCTTCTGCACCAAAATGTATTTTCTTACCATCCGCTTCTAACATGTATTTTTTATCTTTACGAGTTGATTTTGATAGTATGTAAGTCATATATATTACATATCTAAAAAGAATATTTCGTAATCTATATTATCCATATAAAAGACAAAAGACAAAAAAAAATGGTAGTTATATTATTTTAGGAAAAATTATAATATTTTATAAGTTTATATACAAATGCCTGATTACAATAAATCCGTTATTTATACTATAAAAAGTGGTGATGATATTTATGTTGGTTCAACTACAAATTTTAATGTTAGAAAAGGAGAGCATAAAACATCTCTAAAAAATGGATTGAAACGAAAAATATATGATGTAATCAGGAATAACGGGGGAGAGTGGAGTATGCAGCCATATCAACTATATCCATGTAAAAATAAAATGGAATTATGTATCCAAGAAGAAAAAATAAGACAAGAATTAGGAGCAACGATGAATATGTATAAAGCATATAGAACACCCGAAGAAAAATTAAATTATAATTCTGTAAAATGGAATCAGCATAAACATAAATACCCAAATAGTATCGAATGTAAATGCTGTGGTGGTAAGATTTATCCAAGAGCAATTGACCGACACCTTACCACGAAAAAGCATTTGAAACACTTTTTAGATAATGTAAATAAATATAAAATTATGATGCAACAATGTCGTATGTTTTGGAAATATTAACTATTTCTTTCGACAATATTATTGTATTGTTTAAATCTAATTTAACCATACAATATCATTATCAAAATTCATCTTATAGCAATAATAAAAGCAGTCAAAATTACAGGAGTTTTTCCAATTCTCAGGAACTACCCCGTTAATATGTTTCGTAAAATGGATTCTTTTTTGGGGTATAATAATTTGCAATCCTTTATTTTTAAAATTTTTTCTAAAATAACTGGTGTTGATTTTTGACGACGGCATTATGATAATGAATGGTTTATCCAATTCACATAATCTTTTCATTATCTCTTTACTCTTACTAAATGGCGGATTACTTACAATAATATCACCAAAATTATTATCGAAAAAATCCACAGGTTCATGAATAACATTAAATCCTAAATCTTGCAAATCTTTACCACTCTGTCCGTCGCCATAAAACGCTTCCCATATTACTTTATCTTTTGGTATTAAATGTTGTATATTTTCCCATGCGGATTTAGGGGTCAT